TAAAGGGGGAATTATGGAAGATGTTGTACCACCATTAGACGGCTACGCAGCTAGTGGTGTTGGTAAAAAGATTATACAAGAGGTTGCTCCTAAAGTTATTAATAAACTTCGTGAGTTTGCTCCGCAAATTACAGGAAAAGTTTCACAACCAAAAAAACCATTTTGGACTGTTTTGGATGAAGATGGTTTACCTATCAAAGATTTTAATAATGAAAAATTAGCTAGAGATTTTATTAGAAATAATGAATATGCTGACATGTACACGATTGGTAAATCTACTGATCAAGCAGCACCGACAGATGCACCCGCAATGTTTTTCCGTTCGCGTGAAGAAATTATACAAGGCCCACCAATCATGACAGGTGAGCAATGGATGAAGTTTTTAAAAGCACGTGGCATACGTGACGCAGAACTAATGGACACGTCCATGGGGCCATGGCTTAATCAAAATTTAAAAAACAAAGTTTCCAAAAATGACCTTGTTAATAAATTTGATGAATCCGTACCAGAATTTAATGTACAAGTACTAGGAGAAGAAACAACTTTAAACGTAGATAGATTAAAAAATTCTCTTCAGAATTTAGATACAACTGTTTTTCCTAAAGAGTCTGGATCTATTTTAAGAGTGATGCAGGACGAACTAAGAGGTTTAGATAGTGAAAAAGCAAAAACAGAATTTTTAAAGCGTCTTGATAATTTATTTGATGCGGGGTATGGTATTCCTAATGTAAGTAAAACTGGTATACCAATTGATAACACAAGTGTTCCTTATGAAGTAAGACAATTAATGGGTGAAGTATTATCTGGCACTGGCAGAAGAGGTGTCGGATTTAAAAAAGGTGCTTATACAGGTCGATCACAATATGGTGGTCNACAAACATTAGATGGTGGTCAAAACCACCGTGAGTTTTTATTTAGTTATAAACCAAAAGGTCCACGTAAAAATGAACCAGTTTATAATTACGCTCATTCTTTTGGAGGTGCTGATACTAAAAATGCATTTATGCACGCACGTGTAAGTGACCGCGTAGATGAATACGGAAACAAATTATTATTTGTCGAAGAGTTTCAATCAGATATGCACCAGCCAATATCACGTGCTATTCGTGAAGCTACAAAAAAAGGAAAAGATATACCAAAAGAAGGGAGATATGCAGCCAGATTGGATGTTGAACAACCTAAGCTTAATAAATCAAATCTTCAGCAAATGGAGCTTATTCAACGACAGATTGATCGTTTGTTAGAAACAAAACCTAATTCACCTAAACTTGCTAAATTATACGCGCAAAAAGCAGTAATTAGAAACATGGAAAAAGATGCTGCTAAAAAGTTAAGTAAAGAAACAACAGGTATTCCTGAAGGACCATTTAAAAATTCTCAAGATTATATGGAATTTGCAATTAAGTACTTGCTGCGTGTAGCAAAAGATGGTAATTACGACGGTATTGCTTTTTCGACACCAGCAGTTAAGAACCGTAATCTAAGCAGAGGAAGCAAAGATTACCAAGGTAATTTAGTTGCATATGGAGACATTTTGAAGAAAGCGTTAGCTAAAGCTAAATCTAAAAGTGGAGCTGACTTAATTCAAACTTCCATAAAAGGTGATAAAATAAGCGGTGGTTCATTTGGGGGACGAAATGAATGGAACTATTATGGAGTTCCAGTTTTAATGTTAAAAGGTAATACAAAGGCATTAGAAAAAATTAGTAAAGGACTACCAGCTTATTCTAAAGGCGGCAAAGGACCACAACCGTATGGCATCATGAAAGATGTTATACAACCACTATAAGGGGAGATAGATGGCTAAAAAGAACCAGAATAACAATATAGACAAAGCTATGGAAGCACTACAAGGTGCTTTAGATATTGAACCAGTCGGTCAAGAAATTCAATTACCCGAACAAGTAGTAGATTTTGAATCAGACGTAGAATTAATTGAAACACCAGATGGAGGTGCAGAGGTTAATTTTGATCCTAATGCACCAATTGATCAATCACAAATTCCATTCGATGCTAATCTAGCAGATTACATCGACGAAACACAGTCACGCAAGTTCTCTAGTGATCTTGTGGGAGCATTCGAAGCGGATAAAGATTCAAGGAAAGACTGGGAAGATACCTATGTCAAAGGCCTTGATATGTTAGGCTTTAAATATGAAGACCGAACACAACCCTTCGAAGGTGCGTCAGGGGTCGTACATCCTTTGCTTGCTGAATCTGTTACTCAGTTTCAAGCTCAAGCTTACAAGGAACTCCTCCCCCCAAGCGGCCCCGTACGCACGCAAATAGTAGGCGCAGTTACGCCTGAAGTACAAGACCAGGCAGAACGTGTAAAAGAATACATGAACTATCAAATAACAACTGTGATGAAAGAATATGATCCAGATATGGATCAATTATTATTCTATTTACCATTATCTGGTTCTGCATTTAAAAAAGTTTACTATGACCCAATTTTACAAAGAGCTGTTGCTAAATTTGTAACCAGTGAAGATTGCGTTGTTAATTACATGTCAACAGATCTAGAGAGTGCTGAAAGAATTACGCATTGTATTAAAATGACAAACAATGAAGTTCGTAAACTTCAAGTTTCAGGATTTTATAAAGATGTTGAGTTATTAAGTGGTGAAGTAGATCCTTCTGAAGTAAGAGAAAAAGTTAATGAACTAGAAGGTGTACAAAAAGAATTTGCTAATGATGATGACGAACATGAAATTTTAGAAATGCATGTAAATGCAGACGTACCTGGATTTGAAGATCCTAATGGAATTAAACTTCCTTATATTGTTACTATAGATAAATACTCGCAAACTATTTTATCTATAAGAAGAAACTGGAATCAACAAGACCAATTAATGAAGAAGATTTCTTACTTCGTACACTTTAAATTTCTCCCGGGTCTAGGCTTTTATGGCTTTGGACTAATACACATGTTAGGTGGGTTATCGCGAACAGCAACAAGTGTTTTGCGGCAGTTAATTGATGCTGGTACACTCGCTAACCTACCTGCAGGTTTTAAAGCAAGAGGAATGCGTATACGTGATCACGATGAACCTTTACAACCAGGTGAGTTTAGAGATGTGGATGTAACTGGTAATTCAATTAGAGAATCATTATTACCACTTCCGTTTAAAGAACCATCACAAACTTTGTTTGCGTTATTAGGTTTTGCAGTTGATGCAGGTAAATCATTTGCAGCAATAGCTGATATGAAAATGGGTGAAGGTAATGAACAAAATCCAGTTGGAACAACATTAGCGCTATTAGAGCGTGGCACTAAAGTTATGAGTGCTATTCACAAGAGATTACACTACGGACAAAGAGAAGAGTTTAATTTACTTGCAAGAGTATTCCAGTTGTATTTACCACCAGAATATCCTTACCAAGTTATTGGTGGAAATAGAATGATTAAACAACAAGATTTTGATGATCGTGTTGATATATTACCTATTTCAGATCCTAACATATTTTCTATGTCACAAAGAATTATGTTGGCACAACAACAGTTACAATTAGCACAATCAAATCCACAAATGCATGATTTACGTGAAGCGTATAGAAGAATGTATGCAGCAATGGGTGTTGATAATGTTGACGCAATATTAAAACCAAATCCCGATATGCCTGAACCAACTGGTCCAGCTACTGAAAATGGGATGGTTATGAAAGGAATGCCACCAAAGGCTTTTCCTAAACAAGATCACATGGCACATATTACAGCGCATCAAGAATTTATGTTTACTAGAATGGTTCAAATTAACCCACAAGTTTATTCATCATTACAAGCACATATTTCAGAGCACCTTGCTTTGATGGCTGGAGAGCAAGTTCAACAAGAATTTGGTCCACAGTTACAACAAATGCAACAAGCTATGCAACAAGCACAACAAAATCCTCAGATGGCACAACAACTGGAACAACAGCAAGCAGAATTGACAAATCAAATGGCTGCTAAACAAGCACAGATTGAAGCACAATTAACAGGTGGTTTGGCTAAAGAGGAAGAAGCTCGTATGAGTAAAGAACCTCAAGATCCATTAGTAAAATTAAAGCAACAAGAAATTGACTTGAAAGCTATGGAAACACAAGCTAGACTAGCGAAAGATATTGCAATGGATTCAGAGAAGATGGATCTAGAGCGAGATAAACTAGAAGCAGACACAAGTCTAGAATTAATGAAAGTATCCGCAGAAACTAATAAACAAGATAACGCGGATGCAATGTCAATTTTAAAAGAAAATATGATTTCAGCGCGTGAGGCAATGAAAGATCAATCTGCAGAGAGGATAGCGAGGGAAAATGTCAACGCTAAAAGAAGTGAAAGAAAAGCTGACAAAAATAAGTGAAGCTATGCAAAAAATTGAAGATGCAGCTAGAAGTGGTATTAAAGACACAGATGATTATATGTTAGTGTGTTCAGCATTAATGGCTGTTACACGTAATATGTATATAGAGTCATTAGGACCGGCAGATACAATACAAATGTTTGAAGCTGTTGCTGATAGTATTATGGCAACAGAAGAAATGATTAAAGAGTTTGGTAGTTATGAAAAACCAACAATACATTAAGGAGGTACAATGCCAAAAGTAGGATCTCAAAAATTTCCATACACATCAGCTGGTGTTAGAAGTGCACAAATGCATGCAAAAAACACTGGACAAAAAGTTAATATGATGAAAAAAGGTGGAAAAACGAAACGCCTAAGTAAGGGTGGTTCGATGAAAATGAAGAAAAAATAGGAGGTAACATGAATTTATTAAAAGATTTATGGGCACATTTAAAAGAATGGAGTGACTGGAAAATGAAGGACTGGATTAAAGCCGGTATTGTTGCAGTTATTGTTATTGTTGTGCTCAACTCAATGATAGGTGGTTAATGGTTTTAGATAATAGATCAGCATATCTTGCTAGCCAATATAAACCAAAAAAGGCTTATGTAGCGCCTATTCGTTCTGGACAGGACGATAGGCGTTCAGCCTATTTACGTAGTTCATTTGCGGATAACGTAAATGCTACACGTGAACAAAATGCAATTAATGCGCGTAATAACGATCTTAATTATGCAATGTCACGTTCTCCTGATTGGTATCAAAACAGAGATAATTTAAGATCTATTAAAAAAGTATTAGTAAACACACCTGCTGTAACAACTAACATGAACGAATCACGTAACATGTATCAGATGCTAATGAACCAGATGAAAGGTGGTGATAAAGGTGCACGTTTAATTGATACAAGTGGATTACCAGCTAACGCAAGAAGAATTGGAAGAACACTATCTCAAGATCCATCTAAATCAGCAGGATTTTTAAATGATTTAAAAGTTATGGCAGGCAATTTAACTTTTCAGGATAAAAGATTGCCACCAGAAAAAAGGACATCTAACCCTGCAGCAGTAAGAG